ATCGTTGCATTAACATTAAAGGGTTTATTTGCTTTACTTAAAACTATATTTTGGGATGCGAGTCTTAAACCTGTATTTGATTTTATAAAAAAAGGATATACAAAATTTATGGAATTTCTTGTAAGTTTAGGCAACCTTCCCTTCGTTGTAGCGACTTTAGCATTTTTTGGAGTGGTAGGCCAAATTGTTGCTAGTATAAGCGACTTTATAGGTAATTTCTTTACAGCATTAGGGGAAACCGCAGGTGCAATAGGAGAGATGATTTATGGAGCAATTAAGGGAGAAGGAGTTCCCTTTGTTCCATTCTTTGCAAATGGTGGAGTATCAGCGGGTGGTTTAGCAGTTGTAGGAGAAAAGGGTCCAGAGTTAGTTAATTTACCAAAAGGTGCAAGAGTTCATTCCAATGCAGAAAGCAGAAAAATGGCTGGAGGTAATACAATTCATGTTCATGTTAATGGCCGTTTAGGAGCATCAGATTCAGAGTTAAGAGATATAGCAAAGAAAGTGGGAAGAATGGTAAGTGCCGAAATAAATAGAAGTACTTCTTCATCAACAAACGTGAGGTATTAAAATGGTAGCAACAGATTATGATGGACATTTTGTGTTTCTTGATTTAAGTTCAAGAAGCCCTATAACAGATAGAACAGATACAACTACTATGAAAAACTTTGATACTAATAGAATAGCATTAAAATGTGAAACTGTAGCAATATCTACAACTAAAGATGTTTTGGCAATGCCTATTCCTCTTAGTGGTATCTTTACTGGTGAAGCAAATACTCAACCTATTGATTTAGGAATATCCAGTAAAAGTATTACTCTTAGTGGTATTATAACTGAACAACAGATTTCTAAACAATTTAAAGCGGATGATTTACCGAAAGAAAAAGTTGATACTACAGTAGATGTTGGTGTTGCAGATAGAACTTATACAGATGTGGATGGTAAACACGTAATTGTAAAAATGACAGCACAAGAAATATGTCAACTAATACATTCTTATGTTGATTCTTCTGCCGCCCAAGTTCAACAAAATCTTAACAACTTAATTATTTTTATACCTTCAAGAGTCGGAAATGATTTCATCTATCATGATAAAGATGCGGCTGGTAATGATGTTACAGATATAGATGGGAATGCAATCGGTAAAAATACTCCAGTTGAAAAATGCCCTTTAGTTCCCTTTAACTATGGGGTTAGAAGTGGGAACGGTTCTAGTTTAGATGCATTCGGTAGTTTTGGGGGTAGCCCCTTTCCAAAACCTTTAGGCGACACTACTAAACATAACAAACTTGAGGCGATTGCTGGTTTTATTCGTTCTTTTGATACTACATTTGTTGGGGGTCAACCCTATGTAGAATTTAGTATGTCATTTGAGGTTGCAAGAGGGTTAGTATGAGTTATAGAGTTTATAGTGAAAATAAAAAATCATTAGTATTCCCAATAATGGGTGATGGTTATGTTCATTTAGATTATAGCAAACACATCCCGACTGACTCTGAAGAACCTTATGGATTATGGGGCCATAAAGATTCTTTTATGATAGAAACTATTGTAACTCCTTATGATGTAAATGGTTTTGCTTGGTTATTAGGTGGTGATTACGAAACTGGCGGTGGTAATGCTAGTTCTAATATAACTGCTAATCCAAATGTTTTGGAATTACCTTTTAATGATAAATACTTTTCAGCGGTTGGAAATGAGTCTAATGCGGCTTCTTCTAGGTCAAAGGCTTATTTTTCACATATGCATGTTGCTTATTTAGCAGAAGCATTAGATAGTTCTGAAACTGTAATTGATGTTAGTAGATTAGAAGACTTAGATGGTGGAGATTATATTCGTATAGATAATGAAAAAATGAGAATAGTTTCTACTGCAAGAAATTTTGGTAATGGATATCAAGTAACAGTTGCTAGAGGTTTTGATGGCACTACTGCTACAACTCATGATGTTAATGCCCCTATTTATACAGATAATCGTAAGAATCACAAAATGTCATTATTTTATAATCCTAATTGTGAATTCTACTTAAAAAATATGACAAGAACAAATATGAATCAACCTGCTGAATATAAAATTGGTTGTACCATAAAAGGAAAAGACTCAAACGGCATTACTAGAACTGTAACTATTGAAAGCAATAACCCAGTTATAACTGCTGATAAAGAATACTATGGTGTAACCGTTGACCAGCCAGCATTAATTGATAGTGTGTTTGGAAAGCCCATTTATCTAGGTAGAGAGGACAGAGTAAAATATCATAAAATGGTAGACTCTAGTGCTAATCAAATATACTTTGAAAGATTATTTAATGGGGTAGATACTATTGCTGATGTAAGTCTTAATGTTGTAACTTTTAGTGCTAGTACTAATACTATAGTAAGGGCTACTGGTAGTTGGGCCTCCAATATGAGATATATTAAAGTTGTAGGTTCTGATAACAATGATGGTTACTTTAGAGTTAGAGGACAAAGTGGAGGAACATTAACTTTAGAAACTGCAAATTGGATAGCGGCTGGAGGGACCAATACTGGTAATAATTTATTAACAACTGAAATTCATAACTCTGGAGCATTAAAAGTTTATTACACAACGAGAGCAACTAGCACCCATGGAGTTTTATCCTTTGCTGATGGTAGTACAAATTATAATGCAGATGGTACTTCTGCTTTAGATATGGTTGATAGGGTTTGGAGAGGAAGAAAACTTTATGGTCAAATAAATTCTAGTAAAACCTTTTCAACTTCTTTACAGCAAAAAGAACCCATTTCTTTAGGATATATTGATTCTTTATATTCTCATATTAGTGGTGATAAAGTTGTTTATATTTATATGGCGGCCTGTAGATTAACTAAACCTGTAAGAACAACAACTGAAACTATCTTTTATGTTGACGATGCAAGAGATTTATCTGTTGGAGATTCTCTAAGATTCTTTGATGAAATAATAACTATTAGTGCTATTAGTGGTAATGCTATTACAGTTGCTAGAAATCAGGATGGAGGTACAGCAAGAACTAGTAAGATAGATGGTTTCGGTGGAGGTGATTCTACTCCTACAGATTATTACATAGACCCATTAGAGGAATATAATTTTTCAAGAACTTTGTATAAAATATTACCAAGTGATTTATTTGATGGTGTTAGGCTAATAGATGGAAGTGGTGATAGTATTAGTGACAGTGATAACTTTGGTGGTCATTTGATAGCGGAATGTTGGAAAGAAGCATCTTACGTTTTAAGACCTTTTTATTTAGGTATGTCTTATGATAGTTTAGCAAACAGAGTTAACTTAGTTATAGATGGAGATGTAGTAGAAACTTCTATTTTCAGTGAG